GGCGGGTGTCACTGATCTTATCTGGTTGACCAGCATCACGGTTCATAGCCGACTCTTGGATACGCTGCTTTAAGAATACTAGTTCTTGTGTCAAGACCGTAGTATCTGATTCTTCCTTATCTAGAGCATACTTAGCAGCCCTAACGATAACGTATTCGATCCAGCCTGAGATGCCGGTGGTAGTAGTGTCTGTCTCTTGTAAGAGTTCTTTAAGTCTAGGAATGTACCATAGACGGATGGCTTGTCCACCGCTAGGAGTCGGGATGAACTCAATCTGATTGCCCATAACTCGGTATTGCAGGTTAAAGACGCCGTAGATAGTGCTGGCGGTATTAGGATACACGAAGCGGTTACGGTCGATGAAGTTAAACTTATTAATCGTAACGTATGCGTTCTGGACGTTCTGAAGGGCTAAATCGACGCCCACAAGCTTATAATAAGGAGGAGGAGTAATAGTCTGGTTCAGGTTTAAAGCGTTTAAAAACGTATTAGAACCATTTGGCAAGTCATACAGATACGTAATGCCATCGGCTACAAACTGGATCGGGGGAGCTATGTAGTAATCTTCATATACCGTAATGAGATAGTCATATAGCTCGAACATGGACTGGTTAATATAACTACGCCATTCAGCTTGACCAACGAAGTTAGAATTAACCCGGTCTGCACGCTGTTGGGCAGCCAAACGGATCTGGGCTAGAGTCATTTCAGCTGTAGGCGCTGGTATAGCACTGGCTGGCACTGTGGCAGGGCTATCACCGCTTATATTGACGGCTACAACGGTATACCAGTACTGCGTAGCCAAAGCTACGGCCGTATCAAGGTATTGGGTAGCCAAAGGACTACCACCCACGGTAGCTATAACGGTATAAGTAACGTTATCTAAGGATCTAGATACGATATACGACGTAGCGCCGACAGATTGGTTCCAGGATACTAGTACTTGTCCGTTAGACTGCTGTACTAGGAAGTTTGTAGGTGTTAAAGGCGCGGCCATAAGTCTCCGTTAAAAAGGTTTGGAAGCGTTTTTATGCCTTTAAGCGGATACGCCGCACTTCCAATTCTAAACTACAGAGAGATTATTCGCCCTGTACCAATACCGAGCTATTGCTCAGGTAGAAGGCCAGACTGATAACCGATCCGTTAGCCGGAGCAGCGATAGCTCCCGAGCTATTACGGCACTGGAGGATGATCTGTGCGCCGAAGCCTTGGTTAGCAGAAGGGTTTGGAGCTATAGTCGTATTAGGATCGCCCAAAGTCTCAATGCTCATGATGCCGGTACCAGCCGAAGCAGCGATTTCAACTGCACCGCCGCCGGGGATGGCAGCCGAGCTAGTCGGAACAAATGCGACGCCCAAAGCCGGTGCGATACCGATTGGGAGGCCCAAAGCTTGCCATTGAGCAGCAGTGGTGCTACCCAGGGCGACGATAACAACAGCCGTACCCGAAGTGACCGAAGTCAACGGGCTGCCCGACAGAGGCGATACATTGCTATCAAAACCGCTAAACGAGCGGTTATAATTGTCTGCGAATTGAACCACAATGGTTCCTGCAGCCGGATTAGGGTTACCAGAACCCGCAAGCGGTGCGCTTGTGTTCATGAATACGTTCTTAATAGCCGGTCCTTTAAGACTGCGGATACCAAGACCATTGCCGTTAGTGCTGTCAACTATGAAGTTGCAGTCCAACAGAATAGGCATTACATGCATTGAATAGATTTTACCGCCGGAGGCCCAGTTACGGTTTGCCATTAGATCCCTCTTTTTTGCCCTGCGTATGTCAGCTAGGGTTTTAACCGCCGCTGACTCACCATTAGATGCAAGGCTATCGTAATGGGACAGGTTAGAGGGAATCTCCGACCAGTAACAGGGGGGATTAGTCCCAATTACTGCTTATTTTTAGGTTCAAAGGCCTTAGCGGCCTTATTTAAGAGGACTAGGCCCATTAGAGGGATATTAGGAACGATTATAAAACCTGCAATGATTAAAACGACTATCATAACTACCTCCTATATACTTATCGGTGGTGTCGGATAATACTTTAGAGTTTAGTTACGATTCTCATTCTTTTTCTAAAGTCTACAAATATGACGTTTTCAGGCAATAATTTGGGATTCGGCATATCTTTTACGATGATTTGCTTAGATTCTGGCGTATTTGGTGGTGGAAGTAATGCATTTGGATTATGCTTCATATATTCCCTATATCTCCTATAATCGACTAGAGCACTGTGCATAGAACTAAATGGCCCAGTGGTAACGCCTTTATAGCTCCAATAGAACTTACCGGAGGGTTTAAAAGCATTAAACCACCTATCATGTTTCTCTAAAAGGTAAAGATTACCGATAGTTTGGACGATTCTATATCGTTTCTTATCGACGCTCATAACTCACATATTTATCGTCCGGGATGCGCGCCTCATTCTCAATACGGGATAATAGCTTTACTGAGACTTCGTATCGATATCCGAATACGTCCTGTACGATGATTTTTTGATCTGGATGATAAGATACAGCGCAGCCTTCCTTAGCTTTAAGGTAACCTGCGATTTTATTTAAGATCCAGTCTTGAAATGAAAAATGTGTCATGACTTTAAAATCTCAATCTTTTTAAGGGTTTTCTTGATATCTCGGTTAAAGAAGTCAGTATGAGCCTGGGTTTTAGCCCGTTTTAACTCATTCTGAAGCTTCTCAACGTACTTCTCAAGTCTCAAGATTTCTTCCTTGGTAGTTCTAGCTTTCATAAATATAATCCCCCTTAAACTCACTAAAGATCATTTCGCCATCATTTAGCATGTTGAGTAATACGGTGCCGGGGAATGCAGTTTCATACCAGTCATTCTTACCAGCAGACAATTGAACGCTACAGATGGTATAATCATTATTAAAGTGAATCATGCACAATTGATCCATCTCGGGCCAATAATAAATGCGTATCATTGAGTCACTCCTCCGTAAACTATTGCACCACCGACGAATAAGCCGACGATAAAACCTAAAAACAACATTTATTCCCCCTCTAATTGGGCTAGCTTGTAATCGAATACAGCTAGAGCCAAGTTCAGTTCACACCACATAGTCTCATAGGTGTTATGGATCAGATCGCCCTGAACCACTACACGGTAACCAGACAAAGGCTGGTATGGGTTGAATGACTCTGCTTCTTCTAACCGAATCTCGTACTTACCGGGCATCGTAATGGACTTAATTAACTGGTTCATTTGAACCTCCTATAGCCTTATCGGCTACTGTTTTTAGAACTTAAGGCCTTTCGGATGGTTTTCTTTGGTTACATGACTTGCAATAGTAATAATGATTGTAAATGCCGATATACTCATGCCAATCGTGATTGCAATAGTCTGGAACTAGCGGAATTTCTTCAGGAATACCGCATTTCTCATAAAGAAACTCTAGATGCTCGGCATCCACGTAGCCCTGCTTGTCCTGTCCCTGGATGTGCGGGTTAATGATATATTGATTTGGGAGGACTAATAGGACTTCTCTAATAACCTCTGGATAATGGAGGCTGCGGATCTTATCGCCAGCTTTGAACTTAGGGCCTTTAGGCTTAATCAGGTTACCCTGCTGCATAGCCATATCAGCCTTTATAATCGCACTCGCTCGCATATGTCCGAAGGTTCTAGGAGTATAATGAGTATTTGCATGAACCACCGGGCAATCAGGAACCAATTCATAATCGTGCTCTACCGTGCTGCCTGGTACTTGAAATACATTACGAGTTATCATGCTCATTAGGTCATACTCATCCATACTGATGCGGAAGTATATAACCTCCCATTCTTCTGCATAACCAATACGTCGTATTTTATCGCCTACTGCAAATTTAGCCATATTAACTCCTAGGTCCTATCTTATAACGTAATATAACCAATAAGCAAGCCAAATTACCAATGTAGTTAACCAATAATGGGTAGTCTAGCTTTGGAAGGACATAGGCTATAGTGCATACCTCACCTAACAGCCATAAGCCAAGGAATAGGCTGCTGGTGCCATTAGAATGACCCTGTTTAATAGACAGTACTGCTTGCGGTATAGCGCATACAGAGAAGCAAATACTGCCTAACCATCCGATTACATTAAGCATTTTTAACTCGCTGCTCATCCAGGAATCGAGCTAAGATCAAAACTAATTCATTGGCATCAGAATCAGACAGATCTTGAGCAGTGTAGTCGAAATATATGGGGTTACCGTGCCAATCTTCAAATGAGATTTCTGCGTTGTCGAACAATTCATCTATAGTATTCCCTTTGGATGAAATATAGGTGATTTGAACTCGATCATCGCTAGTAATGGTCCAATCGGTAAAAGATTTGCTAAACTGTTTCATAACTACCTCCTATATACGTATCGGCATCAGTTTATAAAACTTTAGCCTAAAATCTCCAGGTAAAGCCAATTGAATGATCGCTAACTAATTTATAGATAAAGAAGCCAACAGCTGCTGGATCTTTGACACTTAATGGGACATATTTGGCTGCCATATCATTGGCATAAGCATTTACGTATGTATCATAGCCAGCTTGCTTATAGGCAGCATTCATGACGGTACTGGCTGCGGCGGTATAATCCGCACCGTAGCAGGGGATTGTGGTTAAAATAAGGCCAATTAAGGCAAATTTGGTTAAATTCATGATTGAAGTTTCTTATATAGGAGTTTAGCAGCCTCAATGCTGGCTAGGCGGTAGTTAATGGATGTTGGCTTACTGAGCATGAAATATACTGTGAGGACTTCCAGGAGCAGTTCTACTTCTTCTTTGGTTAACTGTTTCTTTTTCATGCTAGCCTATCGGATAATGGTTTACAGAACTTTATATATTTTAACGATTCTTTACACTTTTTTTAAATAATCTAGGACTTCTTGGCTGGTACCCTTAAAAGCACTTAATTCAGCTGCACGCTGGATATACGTATTGATACGAGTCAGATGGCCTGGGATTATAGGCTTACCCTCACGTTCTTCATATCGTTTACTGGTAACCTCAGGCGTCTCAATAATGAACACCGGGATAACTTCATAGCCTTCTTTGTTTAATGGCTCAATGATTTGGGATACAGAGAAAGGCGTTTCAATTAGGACGTCTTTGGATGTAATATCTAAAAGCTGAAGGATATTAGTCACATAGAACTTAGGGGAGGGATAATCATCATGGGCTAGATAGTCGAATTTATCTTGTAATTGTTTACAAACCCATGTCTTGCCTGAGCCGGGAGTGCCGACTACTAAATATATCTTACTCATATATTACCAGTATACCGGAACGTATATTTTTTGCCAACCTTTTTTACTTTACCTTTAATATTCATCCAAATGCTTTGTCTAGGAAGATTCATCTTTTCGGCTGCTTCAGTAAGGCCAGCAAATATCTCTCCAGTCTCAATGCATTGAACTTGTTGGGTATTAGTTGGCTTTTTACCTAGTTTAGCCTGTCTCATCTTCTCCCGTACTTCTTCAGTATATTGATTACCATGGGCCTTAGCCCATTCATCGCCTTTAGGCAATACACGCTTGGCATGGCCTTCCTGTACGTTCTTTAGGGCCTTCCCGGTACGTTTCTGTCCGACGTTGGGGTTTACATAGGTTGGATCTAAATGGACCGCCTTACGGGCAGCAGACACTTTGGTCTTCTGCTGTTCGGTCATTGGAACGCCTTTGTTAGGCGGCGTTAGGCCTTTAAGTTTGGGATATAGATTAGCCTGAAACTCTGGATCTTTGTGAAGTTCTCTCATGCTATTGGCTATCTTAGAGCGGACTTCTTCACTCATAGATTCGTCTATGCAGCCGCCTATAGTTTGGTTATATCCATTAGGCACTAATGTGTCTAATAATTTGATGTAAAAGCGTTCGCGGGTATTCAAATCAGTTTTAGAAGAACAAACTTCCAAAATCTCGAATTCAAATTCTCCTGAACCGAATTCACGTATAGCTAGGCTCAGCGGAGTAGGATATTTTTGTCGTTCTATCTGCTGAGCCGTTCTAAGATGCTCAGACTTGCGCATTTTTAGCGGTCGTAACGTTTGTCCGATATAGGAGGAACCATTAATTTTGTTAGTGACTTTATATATAATCATATAACCCTCAAGAACAGAATAGCACCGAGAGTCATTTATGTCAAGTACTAATAATAAAAAAGGCCACTATTTCTAGTGGCCTTTGAAAATCTCAATGATTTTAAGTAGTTACTACGCGCTCAACTGAACAACGCAGTTAAACCCGGGAGCCGAGCAAATCAAATTCCCGTAATAGGCTATTCTGATTTCGAGTGCATCTGCATTTCCAACGCGCAGTCCCTCTAAGCCTTCCATGCCGTAGGTCAAAATATGAGGAACCTTGCCGAGCGAGCGCAACTTCCACGTATTCATCGTGAGCAGGTAAGC